ATTCCGTCTGCGCAGCCCCGGATATTGTCACGGTAGAGCCAGACTGCCAGTTAACCGGAGCCGACAGGGTAACGGTCGCTATTGATCCTGATCGCGTGATGCTGCTCGGCGTGACCGTGCTCCACCCAGGATAGTCTGTATCGGTGATTTTCGTTAGCACGTTATCCTCGAAGTTGAAAGCGTCATATGCGGACTTGAAGAAAAGGCCGAATATCGACTGTTCGGCGACGTAGCTAATCATGTCGAACGGCTGGCCAGATACGGTAACAGAAAGTGCGTATGAAGGCATTATAGAGTGTATGGGTCAACAGCAATGTAAATGGTAGATGTTGCCGACCCCCCAGGCCATGAATAAGCGGGCTCAAAAACCGTTAGCACTTGAAATGCATTCGGCGTCAAATCAGTATCTGTAACCGACGAAACAGCATTGCGCCCATAGCTGTCAACAAACGAGGATGGGTATGTTCCATTCCCTCCCGTGGAAATAAATGCCGCTGCCGCAGCTCTCGTTGAGCTTGCGATAGTGTATGAGTTTGGCGAAACCCAATACCTCATCCCAGGAGGGTTTCCGCGAGCCCATAAATGCTGTTTCCAACCAGTCACTGACGGCGGAATAGAGCCTGATATAACAGATCGTGCAGTATATCTGGCAAGCCGTCCTGTTGTGGGATCAACTTGGCAAACACCGTCTCCGATGTCATAAACTGCATTTGGATCATAGCCGCAACTTCCCCCAACAAACGTCCAAACCCAATATGTGGAACCTTCTGCTGGAACATTGCCGCGATTGTCTAATTGCGCTTCCCACAGTGCGCCATTGTGCCAAACAAGGTCGCCAAGAAGATAATTGTTTAGCGGGCTCCAAAAAACAGGCGACAATTCAAGGTTGTCTCCATATGCAAGGATAAGCCCACCATTGACGCCCAGTGCGCCTTGTATTGGAGTCTCAAAATTGTAATTTGTCGTAATTGCCCCAGGCCGCTTTTTGACGCGCTCGACGCCGCTGCGCGCCTCTGTGTGCGCATTGAATAGGCGAGCGTCTTTCGTGGTATCGCTGATCGAGGTCTTTAAGTCGGTGGCGAGAGGAATTCTCACGGGGTCAGAATCCATGCTTCACGGCCGGTCTTGAGCATCAGCGAGCGCGCGTTGCTGGCCTGGCCGGCTTCACGCGCGGACACCTGTAGTCCTGTAAAGATCGGCGCCATGTCGTCGTCTGCGTCCTCGGTGATCGGCTCGCCAACAGTCAAAGTGAAGGCGTGATCGCCAACGACTGCAACTGCCTTCCCAGCGAGACCTGCGAAGCACTGTGCATCGCCGGCCGTGACCGCGCCTCGTGACACCACTCCCGATCGCTTGAATGCCGTCGTCTCGGACTGGCTCTCAATCTGCACCGCCGCATTGACGAGCAAGGCCCCTGCCGCCAGCGTGCCGTCGCGGCTTTCGATGTCGGATGCGAGAGGTATTCTCACTGGTCAGATCCCGGACATAAAGCGCGCCATAGAGACGCTCCCGTACGCGCCAGCGAGAGCAAAATCGAACGTCGCAGGCTGTTGCTGCGTGTTGTTCGCCCGCTTGATGTCCGCAAGCGCATCGTCCGCTGTTTCGATCACAGATTGGCTCAGCGTCACGGCCGGGTATTCCGGCGCAAGATCGACCGCCAGCGCGTAGAGCAGCGCGCGCTCGTATCCAGGAGGAAAAGCCAAGTCATCATTGATGTCCGCAACGGCCGCAAGTTGCATGTCGATGGCAAGCGTAACCGTCAGAGCTTCGATTGGGACCGGCCAGAATCGCATCGTTCCAGCGGGAAATGTCGGATCGTAATAGATGCCTTCCGGGATCTCTGATTGCGTCGACTTCTGCAGAATGTCGTTCCACTGCGCTTGAGTCAGTACCGCAAGCGGGTAGTCTATTCCGCCGCGCGTCACAAAGGCGCTGTGCAGCGTAATCGGGCGCGCCCCGTCGAAGTCTGCGCCGCTACCGACTGAGTATTCCTGCTGGCTCGGCACGAGCGTGTAAGCGGCATTCTCGCGCCGAAACAGCGCCAGCCCTTTGAGATTCCAACTTTCGACGATCTGATTCAGCGCGGCTAGCGCGTCCGACTGCTCGTCTGCGTCCAGGGACTCTCCGGCCGCGACGGCTCCGAGCTTGCGCAGTGACGAGGTTACAAGCTGTAGAGCGGTTGTCATGTTTTAGCGTCCATGGTTGATAGTGTTGTCGCCTGATAAATGGTTCTGCGCCGATCATAAATCTCCATCGCACGCCCTCAAATACGCCACTTCGCGCCCGTCGTGCGCTGTTTCTGCGCAGTGATCAGGCAGGCACAAGTCAAGCTCGCGACCTTCTGGACGAAGAGACTAAAGGCCTCGTGTGCCGAGTTTTAGGCTGTAATGGCCAAAGCCCTGATCGATCAGGCGCGAGAGGTGTGCGGCGGCCTGGGCGACGGTGGTCATTGAGTTACGGGACTTGCGCCACGCCAATTCGGAAAACGTCGTCCATCTCATTGTTTGTCAGTCCTGCGCCGACGCGAAGCTGGTTGATATACACCATGTATCTGGTGAATTTATCGCAGTGGATCCACATAACCTTCTGTGCAGGCGTTCCGGTCCCGGCGATCTGGTCGGCAGGGTCTTTTGCATCTACTCCAACAATGCCTCGGATATACGCATTCGCTGCGGCAAGCTTCGGCTGTCCGCCGACCGTAAGAATTCCGGTCATTAACTGCCATTTAGACAGCGTAATGTCGCCAACCGGCACTGAGAAATCTGGGATATCCTCTCCGGTAAAAACAACCAGGTCTCTGCCGTTTACCCAAACGTGCTTTGGATCGGATACCGCATCCGCTTCTGCTCGGCCAGACTCTGTGTTCTGAAATCTTTGAATAGACATGTTGTTATGCTCCGTATGCTACCGTGAAGAAGTCGTTATACACGACGACCGATACGCGATTGTCTGATATTCTCGTCGACATGGTTGCCGGCTGTGCCGAGCTAAAATCGACCGTTGTGAAATCCCCAGAGATAGTGGCACCGTCAACCGCTCCGATTCGAGTTGAACACTGCGTGTTAAGCACTCCCGCATTCCTTACGGTTATAGAGGCATCAGTGTTAGCTGTTGTCGTTAGCGTTCTCAAGTGCGCCAACGTACCAGCAAGCCTAAGATACACATATCTTTGATAGCTAGAGCTCTCTCCAAGCGTCTTGCTCTTCCACTGCATGACCCCGTTTGGCCCTATCTGAGCGGGCGTTATCGTAACTTGAGTAAAAGTTACCTCGCTTGTAGTTTGCGTGATTCGCCCAGGGGTTGCGTTTGCAAAGGGAGTTGGAGCCCCTGGCGCACGTTGCGGAAGCTCCAGTTCTGGCAGGTATTGGTTATTGTAGAAAATGCCACTCGTTTCCGACGACATCGTAAAAAAATACCAGCCGGCCGCGTTTCCAAGACCTCCAGCATTTGCTGGAAGCCATCCATACCCGACGGGTAACAGAATCCCAGACAGAATGGTCGCAGAGAGCGTGAATGCCCCTGCTGCGCCAGTAAACGAAAGTCCGTTCGATCCGCCATCGCCAGCGAAGATAACGAATGGCATCCTAGAGGACAGACGATGAACTGGCTCGCCAATCGCCGCAAGCTCTGCGGCGAGGTTCGGCCGTCTCACGTCTACGCTGCTAGAATCAAATACCGCAGTGTCAGTGACTGACACATATCCAGATAACCACAGGTCGCGCGCCAAGCTCCACGAAAGCGTATACGACGACCCGCTTACTAGCGGCCGCCCAAACATATCAAACCGACCGTTTTTTATGCACGTTACAAAAACATCATTCATTGACGCCGCTCCAGATAGCGCCGAGGTTTCCCCCGGCGCCTGTGTTTAATGACCGCCGTTAGACCGTGTAATACTTGACGGCAAACTCCGGATAGTTCGCCGCCCAGCCGAACAGCACATCGAGCCGGGTTATAACGTTGTCATTGGTCCCGTCGTAGAAGTCGGTGACCTTGATCGTGTAGCCGTTGTGCGAGATTTGCTCCACTCGCGCGCCGGTGCCGTCTGGCGGGGTTGCCATCGGCACCATGGCGAGAGTAAAAGCATCCTCGTGGAATCCGACATTGCAGCCGTAGGAGGTCGATGCAGCACCCTTGATGACGTAGGGCTGTGCGGTCGTCGGTGAAGCCGTGACGTTCTGGTACGGGCCGCTGGTAACAATTGCCGGGCTGATTGAAATTGATGTAGCCGTGGCCACTGCGTCAGCCGTGACCACGAAGTCTGCCAGAACGCCGGTACTGACCCGCGACTGCGGATTAACCGCGAAGACGCCAGGCAGGGTGATTACAGTGCCTGCAGCCAGCGTTCCGCCAGCCACAGCAATGACCGTAATTGTCGATCCGGTCTGTCCAGCACCGTTGATGTTGGTCGCAGTCGCCGCCCCGTTGGTGTGAACGGCCACGTTTTGATCCATCGCATATGACAGACCGAGCGCGTCGACCATCAGTCCGGAGTCGTACTGCCGCCCAAGCTTGGCCTGCCCGTTGAACAGTCCGGCGAATCCGCTGACGCTTGAGGCATTGAGCGCCGGGTTCATGACCAGCCCCCGCATGTTGTCGCGAGGGGCGCCCATTTCATCGAGTCTGCGATTGATGTTGGTAATCGCAGCAACCGCCTCTGCTTGAGTCGTTGGCAGCGCTCCGGCCGGGTTCAGGGTGTTATAGACGGCAGTCTTGGCAAGCAAAAGTCCAACGCGATCGATCTCGTTGACGATAGTCGCCGCTGCCGCGTTGATTTTCTTCTGGATGCGCCGGTCGGTGATTTGCAGCGTGCGCTCGAACAGGTTGAAGTTCAAATCCGCGCCGCCTTGCGACAGGGTCAGCGGAACAGAGCCGTCGGCCGACGCTTGCGGAACGGCAACGCGGCCCGATCGGTACGTGTAGCGCGAAGGCTTGCGGATGTTGATAGTTGCGCCAGGCTCGTAGCCGTCCTGCATCGATGCTTTTTGGACGGTCTCATAGTCGCGATTGACCATACCTCCGAAGGCGCAGTTGTTCTCGATAACGGCCAGTGTTTCTTTAGCCAGAATGCTGGAAGTCAGCAGCGTATTGCTCATTTTTTAATGCTCCGTGATGTGGATTATCGCCGCCTGAATGTCGCACCTTGTTTGCGACGGGCTGCGATGTATTGGTCCATGTTTGCAGTGGCCAGATTGACCGACGCAGGGGCGCTCGATCGTGCTGGCGTAATTGGCGCAGGCGCTTTGCTGGCCGGCTTTTCTCGTGGCGCGGCAGGAGTCGATAGCGATGCCTCTATCCGTCCGATTTCCCTCGCCGCTGCCAGCGGAGATAGGGAGTTGATACGCTTTACCGTTTCCGGGTTTTTAGCCAGGTGATACGCAAGCTCCGGTCCTGAGTCGCTATCGAGCAGAGAATCGACGACGTGCGGCGCAACCTGCACGCTCGACTTGCCGATAATGTCGTCATAGTCGGGAGTGGCTTGCCGGAAGGCGCCTTGCCGCTCGTGCCATGCTTGCGCTTTGGCCTCTACGGCCCGAGACTCTGCCGCTTGTGACCGCTCCGCGTCGCGACGCCTGAACGCCTCTGACACGCGCTGATCAGCCTTCCAATCTGCCAAGGCCTCGACGTAATCGTCATACGACCCGTACTTGTCAGGGCTTGGCTTGTCGGCTGATTCGGCCGGCTTTCGCTCGGCGGCTTCTTTCCAGTGCTGCGCCTCTCGCTCTGCCTCGTGCGCCCGCTTGGTGAGTCCGTTGATGCGGTCACGAGCGCTGCGCCTTGGCTTCTCCTGCGGCTTTTCCTCGCCGCCTTGGTCGTCGCCTTCGTTGCCATCTTCTGGCGTCTCGGCGGCTTCCTGCGACTCAGTCTTCTGCAGGTCCTCGGTTACGGTTTCCGGCGTATCAGTGCTTGCGTCAGCCGGCGACGATGTTTGCTGCTCTTGTGCTTTATGCATGGATATCTCCACGATCAATACTGCTGGCCGGGCGCGTACTCAGGAGGCTGGCCAGGCCCCTGCGCGGTTGTTGGTTCTTGATTCTGTTGTTCTTGAGTCTTCATTGCCGCAGCGTTGAGCGATGGCGGCGGCCGCATGCTCTCCATGAGCATTGCGATCCAGCCCTTGAGTTCCTCGACATCCTGCTTGCTGTTGGCGTTGATCTGCGCAACTCGCTCTGACGACTCAGCGCTGATGCGCGCCTTCTCGATGCCGGTCTTTGCGTCTCTCAGCTCAGATTCGAGCTGCTGAATATGCTGCTGTGCCTGCTGGACGATCTGTAGAACCTCGGGCGGAAGCTGCTGACCCTGCCCTCCTCCCTCTTCGCCATCGTCGCCGAGAAGCTCCGGCGGGATCGTGCGCTTGATGCGCTCCGCGATTTCTTCGGCGCCAGGCCAGTCCATCGCAGTAACCACCTTGTCTCCGGCAACGTCCATAAGCTTCGGCCAGCTTTGGCCAAACGAAACCATCGCGTCAGATGCTTCCTGCCTGCGCGTCGAGTAGCTGGCGCCAGCGGAAACGGTCACGTCGTACTTGCCGACTGTCAGGTCATTCAGCACCGTGCGGACGGCGCCAGTTTTCTCGTCCAGCTCGGGCCGCTCAAGAGGTTTGTTGATAGTCGCGTGAGACACTTTCTCGTCATCGCCCAAAATCCTGACGACGCGCTCTGTGTCGTAAATTCGCGGAATCATGTCGACGAGGCATCTTCCTGCATGTCGCACTGCGCGAGTCAAGTTGTCCGAGAAGTGGAAGTTTGCGACGTTGCCCTGGCGTTTCTGTTCACGCTCCTGTACGCCGCTGGTTGCTGTTCCTCTGGCGCCCATAGATGAATCAAAAAGGCCCGTCGTTGCTTTGATTTCGTCGGCTGCGTGCATCGCCATTTGGAGTACGCCAGAAGGGATGTCAGCCATCGGCTGGCGCTGTGGCGCCGGCGCAAGCTGGCCTCCGATCGTCTTCGGCTTGTATTCGAGGTAGGCGAACGTCTGCACATTCGCCAAGCGCCATTTTTTCTCGTGTCCCTCGAATTGGCCCTCAGCTCCGATGAATGGCGCCTTTGGCCGTAGCGTGACCTCCTCTGTCGCCGCAGTCATCCAGTAGTCATACATCACGGATGGGCCTTTGGCATGCCGAATAAGGCCCGACCTCACGACCTTTGCGTCGATTTCCAGCTCCTCGCCATAAACCGGGAAAACTGGAATCCAGCGGCAGGGAATCTCGGCTCGGCCGATGATGTCAGTGAACGTCTCCGCGCACCCGGGAGCGCCAACAGCGCCACGGTCGACTGACTCGGAAGTGGTCAGTTTGTACCACATGACCTTGCGGCGGTGGCTTTTGCGCTCGTCTGCGATCCATACGCCGATCGGCAAGTCGATCAGGTCGTCTTTCCACCCGGTTTCGCCGTTGCTCAAGCGCACAAGAGTGGCCGGCGAGTGCTCGACACGGTAATACTCCGAGCAGAGCAGCATCACGTCATCCGTGCCGTCGATCTCGTTCGACACGGCCGCAGATGCGCCGGGGTAATCGCGGGCAATCTCTGATCGCGCAACAGTTCCGTCGACAAAGCAGTATTCTTGATCGCTTCCGTCTGGCTCTTTTGCGTCCGGATCCGGATGCACCGAAAACGGAGAGCGGAAGCGTTCGAACCTTGCGACTTGGTCAAATGAATCTTCACGGTCGTACTCGGTGCGAATGCGGAAAAACCCGAAACCACAGGCGGCCGCATGGAATCCTGCTGTGTCATATGCCGCATCTGCGCCGCTCTCATACTCGACATGCCGAATCAATCCTTGCAGAACCTCGGCTGTCTCGATGTCCGATCCGTCATCTACCGGATGCACCTTGATGCCGAGCTTGTTCTGCCGCTGGTCATTCGTCACGTTGTGCAGGAAAGCTGGCAGCTTGTTGACCGTGATGCACGGCCGCCGCTCGATTTCTCGCTGCCGAACCGCGTCTTCTGGCCAGTGATTTCCGGCGAGCTTCTGAAAATCGTCTTTCGCGTCGCGTAGGTTGTCCGCTTCAAACGCCAAGCATCGAGCGCGCCTGGCGTTTGCCTCGGCGATGATGTCGTCGTCTGCCTTGCTCTTTTTTGCCATGTTGCCTCAGTGTTTGATCAGCGTCTGTTGCGGCTTGCGGAACATGATCACGGCGGGCTCATCCTGAATACGCACAAAACCATGAACCGAATACCAGCCTTCAAGGCGCGCGGTATCGGCGTCGGTTTCACCGTCTGGCATCAGGAACAGTGCGTTTCCGGCGATGTCGGCATCAGCGCAGAGCTTGCGCATCAGCGCATTTCCAAGCCCCGCTTTGCGGCTGGTCTCGGGGACATAAACGCTACGCACTTCAAGCACTCTCGATCGGATGTGCGGAGGAATTGCCGCGCTCTCTGCGACGATTGCGCTCGCTGCTCCTGCTCGCACTTCGCGCGCGTTTAGCCCATCCATCCGCCGCCACCGTAGTTCTGATCGTCGCTGCTTTCTGTTGGTTTACACCGCGCCAGGTCGCGACCAGTTCGTACGAGATAGCGCGATGCGTCCATCAGGTGATCATGCTTTTTCACGACCTTTCCTTTGTCGTCTCGCCGATAAATCCGGTACTCGTTGATCCAGTCCTGACAGCTCGCAAAGACCTTGAGTTTGCCGGCTGACAGTAGCGTCCACGTGTCGTATATTCCGGACTCGACCGCGTTGTCGGCTGGAGCCAGGTCAAGACCCATGCCGCGGTACAGGTCAAGAAGCTGCTGACCGTCGTTCTGCGAACGTCCTCGGCTCGCGGGATCTATCGCGCCTGGTATCCAGGCGCCTCTGTCCTTGATCGCTTGCGCATGGACAATCGGCTCAGCCTCTCCTCGGTAGTGCTGCGAGTAGAGGTAAGTCGTGCTCGTCTCTCGATCGGTAGCGCCCCATATTGCCGCTGTGCGATTCCATCCGACATCGAGCCCATAGCATCGCGGCCAATGCTCAGCCAGTGCGAAATCTGGCACGACGATGTCTGACTCAGGCACCGGGTAAATCGCGCCGCTACCGAGCGCCGGGACGCCCCTAGTGCGAGCGTCTCGCTGAAACGGCATGTACGACGCGAACAGCATTTCTTTCGTGCGCTCATCAAGGTGCGGCACATCATCCCACGTGGCCATGACCACGAACCTGCCGCTTTTCTCGTCTGCCTGCTCGCGGATGTCTCCGCCAGGGAGGAACATCATTACCACGTCCGACAATCCCGACAGCGGAGTGAATGTCAGCAGGAGCAATCCCCCCGTCGTCATCGTCCGAGTAAGACACTCCTCGTAGACGTCAGGAGGCGGCTCCTCATCCAGCCAGACAAAATCTTGCTCAGTGCCCTGAAACGACACGCGGCCTTGGTCAAACGACTTGAACCCGAGCCTCGACACCTTGCCGCAGGCATGCTTAACCTCAACCAACTCGACGCCATCTGGAACCCCAGGCTGCGGCACGATACGCACAATCTGGCGGCCTGGAATCATCCCGCTTCCGCGCGACGACTTCGGCCCAAGCAGTTTTTCGACAAGGATATCGCGAACCGTCTGCCTCGTGTCGCCGGCAGCCCATCCGCGAGTTTGCCGCGCGAATCTCTTTCCAGGCCACCATTCCGGGTAATTTCCGGTCAGGTGAAGCGCGACCTCATATGCTCCAACGCCCTCCGTTTTCCCGACACGGTTTGCGGCCATCATCATTCGCTGCGGGTATCGAGCGCCTGCAGCGAAAAAAGCAAGGTGCTTGCGGTAAAGCTCTCGCCGCAATGGCCCTTCCGCCGGGTAAAAGCTCATCCACTTGAGCATTGATCGGCGCCGGTCCTGCTCAGTCAGCAGTGCGAACAGTTCCCGCTTTTCTGACGAGTTCAGCAATGCGCCCATCTATCTCCTCATCAGGCACTTGCTCTATTGTCATCGCGACTCGATCGACAAACATCTGCAGGTGCCTCCCTTGCAGCTCGCAGGCTTTGAGCGCAGCGGCGTGATTTGCCATCGCCACGTTACCGTCCTTGTCGGAGGCTTCGCGCATCGCATCGACCTTGATTGCCTCGATGTCTGTCAGAACCTTGTCGGCTGTGATCTGCACGCGCTCGCTGCGCTCCTGCATTGCCGCAGAGATTGCATCCGTGATTGCCGGTTTTTGCATGTTCTCGATACCGCAACGGAAAGCGCTTTTCTCGCTGTATCCAGCCCGCCTTGCTGCCGCGCTCGCGTTCAGATCCTTGAGGTATTCAGCCACGAACAGCGCCTGCCTACGATTTAGCGCCACCAGCGGACCTCCGGAATGTCAGCAAAAACCCGCCCTATCAGGCGGATAGATCTTTGGGAGCGACTTCTCCCGCGCGCGAAGTCTTGCATTGATCCAGGCCATTGTCAAGCGCATCACCATAGTATTCCTTTGCGCCGAAACGCAATGTCAAGCATCACCTTGACACCTCTTTTGATTGATATATACTAAAGTTGTCATCAACGAACACAGAAGGAGAACGACATGGAACCAGCGAACAGCCGAACCCAAGCAGCACAAGCAGCACAAGCCGAAGAGGCCCTTGAGGCCGCAATCAAACACCACGAATCCATCGCAGAAGGGCTTCCAGGATCGTGGGGCGTCGAGACCAGCGACGGAAGCGTCATGCTCGTCTGGAGTTGCGATGCTGACGATGAAGCCGTCTCCGGCATGCAAAGCGACGAGCCGTTCACCGCATGGGGAGGAGACGCCATCATCGCCGACGCCGGAATGAGGGCTTTTGACACCTCAGAATGCGACTGGTATCGCGACCAACACGGCGACGAAATAGTGTCGCAGTGGGTCGAGTGGCGGATGGAATGAAGCAGAAACAAACCCACGGCGGCGCCGACCGCAACGCCGGCCGCAAGGCCACTGACGGCGCCCAGGTCAAGCGCCACCTCGTCACTCTCGACGCGCAGACCGTCGAGCGCCTGAAGGCTGCGGACCTCGGCGACGGCGAGTTGTCTATCGGGATCAGGCGGGCGGCGGCAAGCTTGCCGCGCAAATGACAAACGCCGCCTCCGGGCGGTTTTTTCATGCCTCACGCCCGCAGCTCATGCGCATTGGCCGCCACGAACCGCGCCATCACCGCTAGGCTGCTAGCCCGTATCGCGTCCAGCCGCCTATTCGGTTGCGCGTCCGCCCACTCTCTCAGCGTCTCGACAACGCCGTCGATTTCTGCCGCCGCGTGCATAGCCATATCCGAGTCAGCCATGCTCCCTCGCAGCATCAACGAGCACCGCCTGGCCGTGCGCGCTGCGCCGATTATGTGCGGCCTGGCTGGCGTAACCGACCGATTGCCGCCGATCACTATAGCCGTATCTCGCATCTGGTCAGCGAGACGGTCGAGGCGCTCTGCTACTGCGGCAACCGTCCGAGTCGTCATGTCAGTGTGCCCGTAGTGATTCGCGCGAATGGCCCGCCGACTCGTGCGCAACGATCCACGCT